TATCGCCTGTTTGTGCAGCCGTCGAACTCCCCCGACTCCTGCCCGATGCTTACTCAGGCCGACACGCGCCGCTATATCGACTATGTGACCTCTGGCGAGAAACTGACGGAATCGCAGTTCGAGCGGCTTACTGGTTGGGGCCTCATCAAGACGAGCGTGACAGCCTTTGGATCGGTGGCGCTGGCCGGTGTCTAGAAACCCGCGCGCGGCTTACATTAGCGACGAAGTACAGGCGCTGCACTGCCCTGTCTGCGCCGGCTACGAAGAGTTGAACCGATACAAGCTGCAGGACGCCTTTGCCCGCGTAGAGATGCTTGAGGCGTATCAGCGCCGTCACACCAAATGCCTAAACGGTGAGTACAAGGCTCCCGAGGCGAAAGAAGCACCCAGGACTCCCGCGCAAGCATGGAGGGAGTTTATGGACAAGGAATATCCCACATTGGCCGGCACTCCGGCGACACCGGAGAGGGCCTAAGTGAGTAATCAAACATGCGTTTCGACCGAATTTCGCGTTTGGGCAACGGAGCGCATCAGTAAGCACAACCAGATTTTGATCGAGGGCAACGGCAAAGAGCCGATGACGGTGCGAGTGGACCGTCTTGAGCAGTCCATGTCATCCGCGCGTAGATTCGCGGCGACCACATGCGCCATGCTTGCCACTGCGATCATCACGACAACGGTAGACATCATCATCCGCGCTCACAGGTAAACACCATGACACTCAAAACCCTCATTGCGGTATCGGACTATGGCCTATATCTGGTGGGAGCTATCGCGGCGTTTGCTTTGGTGGGGTTCGGGTTTCTGGTCGGATTTGGCGTGGGATTGAAAGTTTAGAGGTTGTGGCATCTTGCCACGGTAGTGAGGAGACATGGCGGGAGGACGACCGACGGCTTATAAGCCCGAATACGCTGCGCAGGCCGAAAAGCTCTCCCTCTTGGGCGCTACGGACATCCAGATCGCTGATTTCTTTGGAGTGAGTGAGCGTACGCTCAACACGTGGAAGCTGAAGCATCCCAAGTTTCTTCAGTCCCTAAAGTCGGGCAAAGACGAAGCTGACGTTATGGTGGAGCGATCCCTGTACCGGAGAGCCATCGGCTTCGAATATGACGCGGTAAAGATTTTCTGCTCAAAGGAAGGACTCGTTACTGAGGTCCCTTTCCGCGAAGTCGTTCACCCTGACACCACTGCCTGTATCTTCTGGCTCAAAAATCGCAAGCGTGACGATTGGCGCGATAAGCAGGAGCATGAGCATACGGGCAAGGTGACGCTGGAATCGCTCGTGGTAGGAAATGGCGAGTAACGCAGCGAGCGACCGGATCAAAGAGTGGCGGCACGATCCCGTAAAGTTTGTGCGAGATGTGTTCCACGTAGAGCCTGATGCGTGGCAGCTTGACGTGCTCACGATGGCTGGCAAGCCTGGGCGTAAGCGCATTGCAATGAAAGCCTGCGCGGGACCGGGTAAGACTGCTGTACTGGCATGGCTGGGTTGGCATAGGCTTGTATGTTTCGCGGCCAAGAATGAGCACCCCAAAGGTGCTGCGGTATCGATCACAAGCGACAACCTGAAAGACAACCTTTGGGCGGAATTGGCGAAGTGGCAGAACAACTCACCCTTTCTGCTTGAGGCGTTCCAATGGCAGAAGGAGAGGATCTTCGCAAAGGACCATCCTGAGACGTGGTTTCTGAGCGCAAAGGGATGGTCTAAGACGTCTGACTCGGACGCGATTGGTCGCACCCTGTCTGGTATGCACTCGGTTTTCCCGTTTTACCTGATTGATGAATCGGGCGACATTCCGCCGAACATGGTGCGCTCTGCCGAACAGGGGCTTACATCGTGCGAAGACGGCCTGATTGTTACAGCCGGAAACACCACATCGCAGGCCGGATTGCTGTATGAAGTTTGCACGCGCGGGCGCGAGCAGTGGGAGATTGTAAGTATCACGGCAGACCCGGATGATCCTAAGCGCACGCCGCGCGTAGACATCAAGTGGGCTGCAGAGCAGATTGCGCTATACGGACGTGACAACCCTTGGGTTATGGCGTTCATCCTCGGATTGTTCCCGCCTGGTTCAATCAATGCGCTGTTGAGCGTGGAAGAAGTTGAGAAGGCCATGAGTCTTCATCCACGGCCAGAGACGTATGAGTGGGCGCAGAAAAGGCTTGGCATCGACGTGGCGAGGTTTGGCGATGATCGCACCGTTATCTTCCCGCGACAGGGTATCCCACCAAGGGAGATGCGTCATGTGCGGGATTCGGCGGCAACGGTAGATATTGCGAACGCGACCATCTACAAGAAAAACGAGTGGGGATCGGAGATGGAATTCTTCGATGACACGTTCCAATGGGCTACGGGAGCCATCGATCACATGCGCGCTGCCGGGCACAGCCCTGTAGCGGTTTCGTTCGACCGGCCATCCTCCAATCCTAAGTACGCGAACATGCGTGCTCAGTGCTGGATGGAGATGTCGGAGTGGATAAAGCGCGGTGGAAGTCTGCCGAACGTACCTGGGCTAGTGCAGGAATTGACGGCACCCACGTATGGCTTCCGCAATGGTGCGTTTCTGTTGGAGCCAAAGGACAAGATTAAGAAGCGGTTGGGCAAGTCGCCCGACCTTGCTGATGCGTTGGCGTTGACGTTCGCACTGCCGGATATGCCTGCTGCGAACTCCCTTCCGTTTGCCATCCGCAAGGCAAAGGCGACGGAGTACGACCCGTATTCGAGGATGTGATGGTTCAGATAAGGCGCGTGTCTCGGCACGTTGTATTGGCGTCCACTGAACTGCTTGCAGAGTACGAGGCGGAATGTGCCAGCCCTGAACTCGGCGCGTACAGAATCAACACCGCTCTGTACGAGGTGCTGGAAACATCTGGAGCGTTGACAGTCTTTGGGGCGTTTGAGGGTGAGTCTCTGGTGGGGTTCATCACGGTCCTGAATACGGGCTTGCCACATTTCAGTGAGCAGTCTGCGGTGTCGGAATCGCTGTTCGTAAAGAAGACGCACCGCTCCACAACCGCCGGAGCGCGGCTTATCTGTACAGCGGAAGAGTGGGCGCTTGGCAACGGCTGCGTCGCGATTTGCTTTGGGGCAACAGCGGGGAGCGCAGCAGAGGCGATGTATGCAAAACGATACTCTCGCGCTAGTTCGCTGTTCATCAAGCCTCTCCGCAACGCCAGCAAACGTTCTGGCGGCAATAGAAGCATTTGAATCACTGTCGAACTCCGCAGAACAGACAGAACTACCGGTAGAGCATATGTTCCACGCCGGAATGTATGCGAGGACGATCCGCGTACCGGAAGGTGTTGTGGTTACTGGCGTGTTAGTGAAGATCCCCACGGTGCTGGTGGTTCACGGTCACGCCGACGTGTTGACGGATCGTGGATGGCGATCAACAGACGGCTATCGTGTGTTCGCTGGAAGCTCGCTGCGCAAGCAGGTGTTTGTGGCGCGGAGTTCGGTGGAGATGACCATGCTCTTCCCCACGCAGGCGCGAACTGTGGAAGAAGCAGAGCGCGAGTTTACAGAAGAGTACGAAAAACTGTCGCATTTCGCGGCTGATGAAGTTTTAGTGACAGGAGAGTGACGATGGCGGGAAGCGCATCAGCAGCAACAATCGCGGCTATTGCCGGTGCCGCCGTCGGAGCGGGATCCCTCGGGTACGGCATCTACAACGGACAGCACCAGCACGCCGCCCAGCAGCAGGCATTGAAGAAACAGACCACCGCACAGCAGACCGCTACCGCTGCTGCACTCTCCACGGAACGTAAAGGCGAGGTCGCACAAGGCCAAGCGAATCAGGCGGCTCCTGACATCTCCACCATCCTCAAGCGCGCAGCGGTAGCGGGCGGCGGAG